ATATTTTCAGGCAACTCCCTGGCTTCTTGATTATTATTTACATCTTCTGTGTCCTCTTTAAGCTTATTAGGAATATCTTTTATTTTATCCGCTAATGTTGCTTCTCCTTCTACCGTTTCTTCATCCTGTACGAGCTCGAGCACCTCATCGTTAGAGGAGTCACTTTCTCCGGCAGCCTCTTCATTTGCTGTTTCGTTGTTTTGTTCTTGTACTTCTTCGCTAACTTCGGATCCGTCGCGTACAGAAACCTCATCTGTGCTTTGCTCTTGAACGGCATTTTCTTCTTGGTTTAAGTTTCGTAAATCTAATTTAATAGTTCCGTCTTCATCAACGGACACATTGCTGGGCTGCTTAGGCTCTTCAGCAACAGGTTGTGTTTCTTCTGTTTGTTGTTCGACTGCTTCTTGTGTAGTCTCTTCAACTTGAGTTGTTTCTTCTGCCATGATATAATATTATAAAATTAACGGGGTTCAAATTGTTCTAAGTTAAAGCCGCTCCCCATAGTATCGTTACCAGCGGACTCAAACTCTTGTTCTCCTTTTTTATCTTTTCTTTGTTCAATAAGTTTAGATTGTTGTGAAGCTTGTATTCTAGTTCTTTCGTCTTTACGATCTTCTTTATACTTTTCTCTATTAGTATATACTTCACCTTCTTTATCTTTCAATGCAATATTAAGATCAAACTCAAATCGCATAAGCTCTTTCTTAAGTTCTTTTTCATTTTGCATTTTTTGTATTTCAAGATCCGCCTCAATCTGAGCAAGTTCAGCTTTTTGCTGTGTTATAGATTGATTCTTTTTAATTTCCATTTCAGCGGCAACTTGTGTTGTTTGTGAATTAGCGTTTGCCTGAGCTTGAATATTTTGTTGCTGTCTTGCTTGATCTTGTTCTAATTTTTTACGTCTACGAACTTTTAATAATTGATTAGCTAGTTTAATATTTTTTATTTCACGAACATCAATAGCATCTTCTAAATAAATTTGATCTTTGGCTAAAGCTTGTTGAATATTGTTTTCAAGCATTTGCTTTTCTTCTTCATCTGGTGACAATTCAATAAATATACCAAAGTCATGCAGATGCATGTTTTTAATATCCTCTAGCGTTGCTACATTGAATCTTCCTATGCTCGATATAAACGCATCTCTTGTTGGTGAAAATTCTAATACATCTGATATTCTTAAACTTACTGCTTCCGCTGTTTTAGCCGCTAAATATAAACTAGATTGTAATATATGTCTTGTGGCTGTATTTGAATTAGCAGCGGCAAGCTTTTGTACACCAACTAAAGCATTTTTATCAGGTAATGATCCGTCACGTGCTTCATTTAGGCCGGTTACATCGCGTATCATTTGTAAATAATAATTATAGGTATTAATAAGTGAACCTATTTTATTATTGCCGCCATTTGAAGTAAGCTCTTGAATTGGCATACGACCAGGATTCATATCACCGTCTTGTGTCATTGATCTACCAATAACAGAACCTGTTTGGAAAAACATATTTAATGCTTCCTGCGGATTATAATTTGTACCATTACCTAAATCAATTTCAGCCAAACCATCCGCGTCTAAATAAACTCCATCAGGTATCATTCTTGCCATAACTTGTTGAAGCTTTAAATGCGTCAACTGTATCATATCGGCAAACCCAGTGATTCTGCTTACTAATGACTCAATACGTCCTTTATATATACGTGGTGCTACAACATTATAATTTAACATAACTTTTGTTGTATCACTTTTAGGGCGAACCATATTTTTAGCAATTTCCCATTTAAGCAAATGCTTTGTGCCAAGAACAAATGCACCGTCATATACAACTTCTATTGATCTTGATTCTTTACTAAATAAAGCTCTACTGTCTTTTGGCGGATTAAATTGATCGCTTTTAGGTATAGCTTTATCAGCACCAGATGCTGTTTTCTTTATTTTAAATACTTCGTTATTATATGTTTTATAATTAAAGTATAATACTTGTATTGTATTTGCATCTAATACAGAGTCTTCATTTATATATCTGTTATGCGATGCTGATGTTTGTACACCTTGTTTTGTTAACTCATTTAAATCTTCATCAGTTAACTCAGGAAACTGTTGCTTTAACTCATTGATAGTCACTGACTTAACTTCACCTACATAATATATATCATCGAAATACGGTGAATATGTATATGAATAAACTAAATCAGCAGGGTCTACGTATTTTAATTTTATACCTTCTGAGTTTGTAAATTCATTTTTTACTGCGCCAATGCCTATAACAGTAAGATCGTAATTAATACGTCTCTGTGTTAGCTCATAGTTATTAGAATTGAATAAAGCGTTTATAGCTTGCTCTTCCGCAATTTCAATAGCTTGCTTATATTCAAGCTGCATATGCAATGCTAGCTCATCTTCATTTTCAGGTAGACTATCTCTATCGTTGCTATACACGTTTATACCAAGCTGCTGTTGAATTTGATCAGATATTTCTTTTGATTGCATATCTGCCAGCATAGATTCAACGTAATCCGTTCTTTGTTTTACAGAAGAAGGATCTTGTGAAAAAGCTTTAATGTCATAAAGCCTATCAGACATGCCATTAACAACTATATCAACAAATTTTGGTATAATTGGTACCGGCTTCCAATCTAAATTAAGATATGATAAATCACCATTAATAGATAATTCATCTTTATATTTTTTTACAGACTGCTCTCCTCTTGCGTATAAACGAAGTCGATGATATTCATCTCTATTTGAATAAAACCTTGTAGCTCCACTATCTCTTTTAAACCACTCGTGTTCAATAGCACGCGCAACTTTTAAACCATATTCGCTGGTTGCTTTCTCTATATCAGATGCTATCTGACTAGGGAATGAGCTTTTTAATAATGTTTCTGCCATGCTATTTTATTATTTCCGAATGCATTCCTTTATTATTAAATCTTTTTATTTTTAAATTTAAAGATTGTTTTTGTTGTTTTGGTTTAGGATGGTATAAATGTCTGTTGCAAGCCATAATAGCAAGCCCAGAACTAATAGTTGCATCGTATTTAGTCCTTTTGTTTATATCAAACCTAGCCCAGTCATTTAATGTTCTATTGAAATAAATATTTCCTGCTCCATTTTCGTTATAACCTACATAATTATTTATATATGTTTCAATAGCAGCAGCGTGAGCTTGTTTAATATCTTCTGATGTATTAGGTATACCACCTATTTCTTTTTCGGTAACTGATAATTTATTCCAAATTTTATCAGGTCTATTCATTGAATAACCCCTATAACCTCTTCTTTTTAAATGATATAAAAGCCTTGGCTTATTGTTCTCAGCTAATATTGGCATTCCGTAAAAAACAATTGCCATTAACATATCTTCAAAAAATATTTCGGCTGTTTGAGGTCTAGCAACATATTCTAAAAAAAATGTATTTGGAGGAACATCCTCCATACTAAATTTTGTTAAACCGTGCAAAGAGCCTTTTGAACCCGCTCCATCGGTAGTTCCGGATATATCATATGAGTCACATCCAAAAGCTCCTATATGTTCATTGCCAGGGTATTTAACCCCATTCTTTAGTATTACGTTGTTTTGTAAGTTTTTAGCGGGTATCCATGAGATCATAAAACGCCCGTTATTATTAGGCGTAAACATAACTTTAGAATCCTTAATGCCATTTTCCCAACTAAAAGAACCTCTATTCACAAAACCCTGTCTTACTGCATCTTCATTAAAATCAATTTGTTCGTATATTTTACTCAAATTAAATATACTATTTTTAGCTTCATCTCTAAACGCGTGTTCTTCAGTTCTAGGAAATTGACGGTAATATTCATTTAAACCGTCGGAGTCATGTTTTAATCCTTCAACTTCGTTTTGCCAAAAGTCTATAACGCCTGTATCAATTTCGTATCCATCGTTGTCAATTGCGGGTACCGCTGGCGTATCAAATACAGGGTATCCATAAGTATCAATGTATCCTTCGTAGTTCCATTCCATAGGTATGAACAAAGAATATAATCCTGAGCTAGTCTGGCCATTCTTATTTCTTTTTGTAACGTCGGAGTCATAATATAATTTTTTAAAGTTTTCACCCCCTTTATCTAAAGAGTTTGACGTAGACCCCATCATACATTTACCTATAATACGGCTACCAAGTCTTAATGTTGTTTTTGTTACACGCCAGTTATTTAATATATTGTCAGGTCTTTCCCATTTACCAGATTCGTCGTGTACTAGTAATCTTAATTTTTCACCATCATAACTATTATCTCCTGTGTTCTTCCAGTCAATAGTTGTATCTAATCCTTCTAGTATTTGTCTTTCACTTGCTTCGGTAATCGATTTGCGGGT